TACCCAACGTTGTTTAATTTACTGATTTTTCATAGTTTTAAACATTACTATTACAAAAAAAAAAAAATAAAAAAAGGGGAATTTCACCCCAAAAAATTATTTAAGCTGCTGAAGTAACCTCTCCTGTCTCACTAGCAGTTATGGATTGACCAAAGTTTCCTGACATAATAACTGTAGAAGGCACTTTAGCTGCAGTTCCTGCCGCAACAAAAGTTAATCTAGTTCCACCAGTAGCACCAGTTTGTGCTGCGAAAGTGTTACCTGCCATTATTCCAGTACAACCTGTTAAATCCATAAATCTAACAACTGAACCTGAACCAACTGCTGGTAAAGCGTTGAAAGTGTTATTCTTAATAACTAATCCAGTCATTCCACTTCCTCCAGCTAAGTATAAGTTACAATCAACAGAGCTTGCTGGTCCTGAGAAATCATTACCTTCAATAATGACATCTTGAGGCACGGATGCTGAAGTTCCTAACAAAACAATATCTCCCACATTTTTGTAGAATCTATTATTGTGTATCCAAACTTGCCAAGCTCCACCAGTTGCAGCCCATTGGATTGCTCCACCAGTTCTAGCATCAGTAGCTGTTGTTCCTTTACAATTCTTAAAGTGGCAACTAACCACTTCGGTTCCGAAAGCAGATTTAGTACTACCATCATCATCTAATAGTATTCCACCACCCGTAGCTCCATCACCGTTAAACCCTAAATTAGCAATAGTGCATCCTGGAGCCCTAATTGTTAAAATAGGTGACGTTGTAGTTGTTCCTACTTTAAGTTGTGGTAAACCCCCTTGAGTTCTATTACCTATTCCTATAATACTCAAACATTCATGAGTAGCTGGAATAATAATATTCTCTTCATAACTGCCTGGGTCAGTAGAACCAGCAGCCATAGCTTTAGGAATAACGTAAACTATTCCGTAAGCTCCAGCTGCAGTAACTGCTGCTTGAACAGTTAATTTAGCTTCTGTAAGTGAATCTCCTGTGTTACCATCACTACCTGAAGTTCCATCAACGAATTTTAATTTACCTTTAGTAATAGCTCCTGCTATTCCACCATTAAAAATCCATGGTTTAGTAACGATTACTCCATTCATCATGTCAGGGTAAACTGTTTCTGGATTAAACATTTTCATGTTTCATACCTCCGTTTAACAACTTCCCCAAATTTGAGCAATTCTTTGTTTATCTGAACCAGCAGTACTATCAAGTGTTACTGTTAATACTCCGTTAGTTACTGAAGTAACAAAAGCTACTTCAACAGCAACGCTATTAGCAGTACTTTGATAAGTACCTACGCATTTAAGGAATGTTTTAATTCCGTAATTTTTTAAAGTTAAAACTAAAGTATCAGCATCATCTGCCGTTGCTGGAGTTCTAACAGTTATTAATTTTAATTCACCAACTTCTGCTGTGTGAATAGTACAATCATCTGTTATGTCTGCCATTATTTATTCACCTCAAGCTCCAATACCATATAACATGGCATTCTTAGTTTCGTCTTCGCATGTTAAAGCACAATAAGTTTTTAACATGAATTTCTTAGCATCACCGTCAACAGGTAATTCTGTAAACATGATGTCTTGTAATACTCCTAAGTACCACATTCTCATGTCTAACACGTACCATCTCCTGCTTCCAGCAGTTATGCTACATTTAGGACTAACTACTACTGGTGTTCCTTCAATTGAATAACTCTCGATTCCCCAATTTAAAGCGTTAGTATCATTGTATCTTAACCATGGTCTGATTAATGCTTTAACTTTATCGAAATCAACGTAATTAGTCAAGTGCAAGTTAGGTCTTCCTGTTCCAGTAATACTACTCTTAGCTCCTTGTTTAGCCCATCTTTTAGCTTCAGCAATCTTATCAAGTGTTAATTCAGCACCAGATTGGTCTTCAGTATTAGTCGTTATTAAAACGTCTAATCCACTAAACTCGTAAGCGTTAGTACTAGCATCTCCGCTAATCATAGCTGCTTCTAATAAGTCAAGTAACGCTTCAGTAGCACTGTTAATATCTTCACTTAAACTATTAATGAAGAAAGCAGTAGCTGCTATGTCAAAGTTAGTTATTCTCCTTATTGAATAAGCTTGCTTAATAGGAATACTTGCTCTGCTTAAAGTATCAGTTGTTGGCTCCATTGCTGGGTCTTCATACTTGAAACTTGCAGCTCCTCTCGCAGTCCTTTTATTCCAGTCAATAAATTTACCTCTAACAGCTCTCTTAGGCACCATTGCATAGAATGGGTGTTCTAACAAAACTGTGTCAGTAATTCCTGGCTGAACAACTACTGGGAATATTGGCATACTTCCACTAGTGCTTGAATAACTAGTGCTTGTAGCGAACTCGTCAGTAGTTGATGTTCTCGTTCCAGCTTTCATTATTAAAGCTGAAGTGTTAACGAAATCTTTTAACAAAAAGCTTCTTCCACTGGGGATTGCTCCACCAATGATTCCACCAATTTGCTGTCCTTCGTAAATACCAGCTTTTTCAAAATGTTTGAAAACTGACTCGTTAATGTCTCTATAATCTCCAAAACATGTTTCTTCTTTCAATTCATTTCACCTTTTTTTTAAACCATAAGCTTTGCTTATAGCTTCATTTAAACTCCAAGTAGGAGTTTCTTCTTTGCTTTCAATTTCTAATTCTTTCTTAGCAACAAACTTTTTCTCCTCAACCTTTTTCTCAGTAGATTCTTCTTCAACCTTAGATTCCTCTTCAGTTTCAGTTTCATCTTTAGCTTCTTTTTTAGGTTCTTCTTTCATTTCTTTCTCAACCGTTTTCTTACTCATTTCTTCTTTCAGTTGATTTAATTCTTTCAAAAGTTTATCATTACTCTCTTTAAGAGCAACTAATTCTTTTTCGTCCATTTTATTTTCAACCTCTTTTTCAAAATATTTATAAAAAACTTGATAGCCGTCATCAGTTTCTATAAATTCCTTAACAGTCTCAAAACCTTTATCGTGAGCTGCTTGACAAACTGCCCAAGCACTTTCTTCCTTAGTTTTACCATCTTTTGGTTTAAACTTAGGGTCATTCTTTAACGCTTCAACGCATCTCTCAACGCTCGCGGGTTTAGTAACTATTTCAGGAACATTTATATCAAAACTTTTAGCTATACTCATAGCTACAGCACTTCTATTACTTTGGATTGGTATGAAACTAGCTTCAACTTTTTCTACTTCAGTGTATTGTTTATAGCTTTTCCCATTAACCTCAACCATTTCACTTTTAAGTGGTATAGCACTAATACTTACTCCTAATCGTGCACCATCTTTTTCTAACATATCCATTATCATGACTGCTTTCGGATTACTTTTGTAAAATCTCGGATTAGCGATTAAAGCGTTATGTCCATCCTTTTCAATAACTCGCCTATTCACCCATTCACAAACTAAATTCTCCACTTTATTATCATGGTTAATTAATCCTGGTAAATAATCACCTTTACTGAACTCTTCAAGAACTCCTTTACTCATTAATTCGTTATCTCTATCCAAACTCGTGTCACTTAAAATGGCTACGTATTCTCCTTTATATTCTTTAAGAATCGGCATCCATAGTTGTAACTTATCCGATTTTTCAAATTCATTCATTTCTTAAAATCTTCTCTCTTAATTCTTTTTAAGAAAAGTGTTTAATATTAATGCTATGAGTAATAAAACTGAAAAATTTAGTATTTAAACTTATGCTTTTTTAATCATAACTTAATACTTTCATGTAATCAAATAATTCTTCTTTCCTAAACTTGTCAATATAAGGTAATAGTTCAGTTTCGTTTAAGAATACTTCATTAAATTCTGGAATAATTGGCAAATTAATTATTTCTTCATTCTTAACATTACTGAAACGACTTGTCAAAAAGGGTATGTCTCTTTTATTAACTACGCACTTATACCATACTCCTTCAAAATAGAATCTTAAATCAAAAGTTTCTAAACTTTCAGCGTAAAAACTTAAAGGATTAAAACCGTTCTTAGCAGCGTTGTTTTTAATCCAGTTAAAGTTTTTATAATCTAAATTAATAATCATTTATTCACTCTCATTCTACCATCACCGTATCTGCGATGAACGTGTTCGTTAACGTGTTCGAAAACTTTATCAACGTAAGGTTTAATATTAGTTAACTGGTCAGTTCTTTCACCATAAACTTTATTCAATTCTTTCAAATACATTCTGTAAAAGTAATCAATAGCGAAAGTGTCTGTGTGCAACTCAATATTAGACAAGTAATCCCTTACACATTCAAACTTCTTAATTGCTAAAAATTTCTCATCCACTCCAAACTTCATAAGTTTCTGCTCCAAACTTATACTTTCTTCAACTAAC